CCGTCATAGACAATCGTACCGATAAGGAAGACTTGCTTTGCTTGATAAGTCCAATTACCAGTTCCGCCGGGCACTGATGAAAGAATCCTTGCGTGAAACGGGTCGAACATTTCGCGGGTCGGAATGTAGTACGGCAAACTCCCACTAAGTGAAGAGCCAATCAGTTTACTAATAAGACAGTACTCGCCGCCAACCATCCTCCCAACGACCGGACTAGTGTTGCCATCCGATTGTGTTCCTCCGAATTTAATTGACCACGTCAGCCCTTCTGCGTTGGTCGTTACGGCCACATTTACCAACTCGACTTCTTTAAACCCCCACCGATTGCTTGCGGGGTCTGCGGCTGTAGCGTTGATTTTCACCATGATCGGGCCGGCTGCGCCACCAACCGCGCGCGGTTGAAATCGCGCTGGTGGTCGCTCGCCACCGCGACGCAAATTGTCGATGGCCTCGAACGCTTCGTTGAGCGCCGAGAAATCGAGGTTGCCCGCTTGACCTTTTGTGAATCGCGGAAGCGTCATGCATCAATCCTGCAAAATGTAGTATTGAAGATTGACAGTTGACGCTGCCGCTCGCGCGCTTGGCGCGTTGGTTCCGAGTCGCATGATGGCCGCTTCGCCCGCCTTCAACTTCGCGAAGGCAACGAATGTCGTCGTACCCGTGCCAAGTTCGACAGCGTTCGTGCCGTCAATGTTGCGGAAGTAACCATAGCCAGCAGTGGTGACGCTGCTCATCGTGAGAACCGCAGCAGTCGTCGTGATGGTCTGCACGCCGCCAGTCGCATTGTTTCCCGTGAGCGTAGCCGTGATCGTACCCGGGCTTTCTGAATGGATCAGCGAAGACTTACGCACGGCGAGTTTGAGTGACAGTTGGATTTCATCAGCCATCAGAAGTTCTCACTTATTGCGTTGAAGTCGTAGAAGTTTGGAAACGGCTGCACGAATCGCACAGTCGATGCATTGAAGACGCCCGATGTCGCCACCAGCGCTACTTCGGTGTTCTCGTTTCGCTGCGGAACTTGCAGCAAATGCGAGTACTCGTCTTGCGCGAACTTGTGCGTGATGGTGTAGGTGTCAATCGCGATGCGCGTTGCCGTCGCACCCTGATACAACGCTTGACCAATCGGCGCGCCCTGAAACACCGTGTTGTTTCGTCGCCCACGCGCGGCGCGAATCACCAGCGAACGCGCCGAAACAGAAAGACTCGACACGGTCTCTGTAATTTGAATCGTGCTCATGCGCACAAGCACGGACACTGGCACGCCAGCTTGATCGATCTTCACGCCGCCGATGTCATTCGCAGTCGGTGTGCCGTTTGCCGGAATGTTCAAGCCCGAACCAACGCGCCACATTTCGCGAAACTCTGCGGAGTAGTCGATTGAATAGTCAACATATCCAGCTTCGGCGGGTTGAAACGTACCCGGCTCATTGTTGGAATACGAAATCTCCACGTCCCACACGCCGCGCGATTCGGGTCGCCGCGTGATCGCATAGTTGGTCGCGAAGATATTCCATTCGCCCGGAAACAGGTCGCCCATTTCGGGCAAGCCAGCGCCGAACAAGTCGCGCACAACCGCGGGCTCTGTGATTTCCGCTGCATCGTCCCACACGACGAAGCGCCGCGACGCGCTGACGCGCCCGCCAGACATCGAGAAATCGCGGGTCTCTTGCGTTTCGTAAATCGTCGCCGTCATGCGAAACCACCGATGCTCTGCATCTTCAATTTCTCCGCAACGACTTTCAAATAGCCAACTTGCAGTTCGTCGTTTTTCTTTTTCTCTGTGTCGGAGTACGCACCAAACGAGAATGAACCAAGCGCGGTTGACCGCGTCGCCGTCGATGACGCCACGCCTACGCGTGTCTTCATTGACTCCACATCAGCACTGGCGAGGTCTTCCGAAAGCTTGCCCTGACGCTTGAGCGTCGCAGCCGCGTCTTTCTCTGCGTCTTCTGCGCGCTTCATCGAAGCCTCATCGAGCGCGTCGGCTTCGGCCTTCTCGCGCTCCGCGAGTTTCGCAAGGCTCACGCGTTGATTCGCGAGAAGGCCTTGATACTCAAGCTGCATGACTTCGCCGACGGCGCGCTTCTCGTCATCAGTCTTACCCTTCATCAACTCATTTTGCTTGTTGAAGAGTTGCTGGTGCGCCATATCAAATTCAAGGTCAATTGCCTTGCGCTCGTCGCCAACTTCGCGAGCCAGTTTCAGCTCAAGCTCAGCCTGACTCATCTGTTTCTTTTCTCGCAAATCCGACATCGATTGTTCTAGGCGCGCCGTTTCTTCAATCTGTTTCTTCGCAGCCGCAGCTGCCGCCGCTTCGGCATCGGCGCGCGACTTCAAATCAGCCTCAACTTCCGCAGCCATTTCGGCTTCTTGCGCAGCGATCAGCGCGAGCGTTTCCGCTTGGCGATTCTGACCCGCGTTGATTTCCTGCTGCGTGCCGAGCATTCGGTTTGAGATTGCGTCGCCAAGATCCATGAATGTTGACGCAAGCGGAAGGGTACGAAAACCCTTCATGAGCGCCGATCCAATCGATCCACCCTCATTCAACGATTCAGTGAACGCATCAGCAACGCCGACGATGAGTTGAGGCCCAAACATCGCGCCGAGTCTCGACCCCATTTTCTCAGTGTTCGCTGCGAATCGCTCGCCAAGTTTCTTAGCGAAGCCACTGCCAGCGTTTGCGCCAGCAGTCGTCGCGCGCGCTTCAACGGCCTTCATGCCCTGATCGAAATTCGCGTAATCAGCGGAAACTGTGACAGATACATTTCCCGCAATCATCGCATCGACTCCACATATTGACGATGCCACGACTGGTCAGACGTAGGCTCAGTCGAGCCATTGACCGCGAGCGACAAGTGCGCATCAAACTCGCCGCAAAGCAGGTCGAGCGGATTGCCAAGCGCTGGTGCGGTTCGTGCGATCAAGTGCGATTCTTTCAGCCAGTCGCGCGGCATCGGCGGGGCCGATGCCTCTACGCGTTTCCCGCGTCGGTTCGCCCGTCTGCGTCTTCGCGATCCACGCCAAGCGCTTCGAGTGCTATCCACGAAAGTTCTTTCGGCTCGACACCCGCTGCGATTCGCTCCGCGTCAACACTGGCGGCGTGCAGCACACGCATCGCGCCATCGAGCGTGAAGCAATCCATGACCAGCGCCGACGCAGTGCGCGCGTTGCGGCGAGCCGTGGCGACTTCACGAAACACATCGGCGGAAGCCATGCCGGCGAGCTTGGCGTCAGCGCTCGCACGCTCCGCGCACTGACCTGCAAACGCTTCGGTGGTCGCGATGCGCTCGCGCACCGTGAGCGGGCGCACCGTCGCCGTCGATCCGTCAGAAAGTGTGACCACCCAAGCGGAAAGTCTGATCATCGTTGCGCCCTCTTTAATAAATCTGTGAACCCGTCATCGACAAGTTCTATTTTTTTCTCGTCGCCGACGTGGCGGATGTAGACGTCTTTGATTTGCGACGGTTGTAGGCACTGCGCATTCAACGCGACGCGCAGCGCGTAGGCCTCGTCGCCATACGCGGGCGTGATGCGTCGCGTCATGCTGCGCCCATCATGCAGAAAAAGCGTGACAAGCCAATCGCCACCATTAGGCGTGATCAGCTGCGCGACTCTCTCTAATCCATTCATGCGAAAGCCTCAAGAATCACACAAGCCAAGTGACGACTGGTGCAGTACCGTCGCCAGTTTCAAAATTAGCAGTGAGACCCATTTCGCCGTTCTTGTCTGCGTTGAACGCAAACGAGTTGAACACGCAATTTGCCGCAATCTTCGCATCACTTGTGCCGTCAAAAATCGTCAGCGTCAACGCAGCCATCGCGGTTGAAGTTAAAAACGATGCCGTGTTCGTAGAGCCGGCAGAGGCCACACCCGCGACAGCGTTTAAAGATCCCGTCAGGTCGAGCATTCCAAGTCGCCGACGCTTCGACGCGTCGCCGAAAGCCGTGACATCGAACGACTGGCGAGCAAGAGTCGCCGCAAACGACTTGATTGTCATCACAGCCGTTGAATCAGTCAACGTGACATTTCCGTCGTTACCAATGATGTAAGTATTGATCGCCATTTTTTTCCTTAGATATCAAATGCCGTGACACGGTATCGCTCAGTCATCGACCACGAATCATCGATGAATGAAGGCACACCGCTCGCGATGCGCACGAATGAAACACGATCAAAGCCCGTTGCTGTGGTCGTCGTTGATAGCGCTGTCGCGATGCCCGCAGCGATTGTCCAAATGTCAGTGATCGGATCAGTTGTCTCATTGTTTCCGCAGTAAATCGAAAACTCAACTTCCCATTCATAGCGCACGGGGCCACCAAAGATCGGCGTCAGCGTGAATCCCGGCGACGTGTACACCACCAGTGGAAACTGCAAATCAGCGGGCGCTTGCCCCCAATAGATGCGACCACCGAGCGTCGTGTAAATCGCCGATGCCGCGAGCCGTGTCCACACCGCATCGAGGATTGCTTTAGCCACTGATGGCTTCCTTTACTTTTTGCGCGAAGATTGCCACCGCGCGCTGCGTTGTGATTTCCATCATCGGCTTCACGTACGGGCGTCGCTTCATATTTCGCGTGCCGTACTCAAGCATCGGCGCATACGGCACGTTGGAACCGAACACGTAGCGCATCGTTTTTCCCGTGCTGAAAAAATTCAAGAAACCGTCAGTGCGGTTCACAGTCGTGCCGCCGGCGGCGACTGCCCACGACGCGCGCAATCGATTTGTGTTCACCGCTGGCGAGAAGCCCGGAGCACTGGCGCGATGGATTCCACGCGCTCGCTTGTTGCGACCTGACTTCTTTCCCGCGCTGATTCTGTAATCGCGGCCAGTGCCGGCCTTGCTCAGCAGTGATCGCATTATTTTAGATTGCACAAGTTGAAACGCAACCAAGCCCGCGCGCAAGCCCGCGGCGATCTTGATATTTAGTTCAGGGTTCGGCGTGTAGGTCATGGCGGTTCAACGCTCACAAGCACATCGGGGTCAACCTGCACCACATCAACGACGCTCATCGAAAGCGTATCCGTGCTCGCGAAATCAAGAGGATTTGCAACACCGATCACGCGGAAGTTTCGCGCGTAGATGTTCGGCGATGGCGTTGATTCAACATCACGCAGCTCATCGTCGATGCGAATGTCAAGCACGCCGACGGCGTACAGACTCGCACTTACTCGCGTGTTCGCGCGACCCTCAAACACATCCGATGACTGTGAGCCAGTCTGCACGAAAAACAACGCGCTCGAAATCTCCGCATAGGTGCGAATCGCGCGACCGTCGCTGGCGCGCGTGATCGTTGGCCGCGACCACCACAGCTCTTTTCCGTGTCTCGACACCAGCGACGCAATGCTCATCGCAGCGCCTTGTAGTGCGCAAGCAATTCGCGCGCGTCGCTGTCGGTGTCGCCAGTGGAACGCAAGCTGTACGAATAGCCGCCGATGGATTCACTCTGCATCGATGGATCGCGCTTGGAAGACCGGAACATCCGCGACGCAATCAGCAAGCACGCTTGCTCGACGTCGTACGGCACGACGGAATAGCCGGCGCTGTAGTCGGCAACGACAGATTGATACTGCCGCAGCTGTCGCCCATAGACGACACCAGTAGAAAAATCAACCTTGTAGTCTTCGATTGACTCATCAGCGACTTCAAGAATGCCCGTTGATGTGCGCAACGAAATGCCAGCAACAGGATGAATGTGGCGACACGGCACGTTGAGTGTGGCCGTCGCCAAAAATCCCGACGTCGCGCTGATCGCAGCAACCATCAAAAACGACGTGGGATACAGGCTGAAACTCAGCGATGTAGTCGTACTCGTTCCCGCAGTCACCATCCGAAACAGCACGACGTCAGTATCCGTCACCGCGACCGACACCGCCGGGTCAGTCGGTGTAGTCGCAGAAACAAAGATCACCGAAGTATTTCCAACGCCGCAGTATCTAAACTGCGTCACGGGATATTGACTCAATCGAATGCGATCAGTGCCGAATGTGTCGCGCCACTCAACGTAGGCGCGCAAGATAATCTGACGACCGATGTAATTCTCAATCGCGTACGACGCGCGATCAACGCAACGCTCAAGCAAGGTGTCATCAGTTGACACCGTAATCCCAAGATATGACTTGAGATTAACAAGAGTCGTGAGCGCGTAGGTATCAACTGCCATCGTCGGTAAACCTCTTCGTCGCTTTCATCGGCTTTCGCGGTGGATCGGTTGCTGCCGCGAAGAGCGGAGCCGCCGGCGTAAGCAACTGCAAATACCCTTTCGCAATCAATGGACGCGCAACATCGGGCGCGATGTTCACCAGCGCGCCGACGCGCAGCACGCGGCGACCAACGCCCGGTTCGTACACGCTCAATGTACGCAGCACCATCAAAAGGTCATGCATTCGTCAGGCCTTCCATCATCGTTGTACTTGCTCACATATTGATGGATTGATTGCAAGGATTCGTTCGGCCAAGTGATGACGAGTTGAAGGTGACCGATTCGCACCTTCGGACAAACCGCGATGCGCCCGCCGTTTGCCTTGAGCGACTTCCAAAAATAAATATCATCATCGATGCGACCTTCACCCCATTCGCCAACAGCGTTTGGCACGCCGAGAAACCACGGTTTCGGCATCGTGCGCAGCGCGCTGGTGCGAATGAGCGTCAACCCGAAATGCCCCGTACCGATGTCGAGCGCGTCAACGTGGAACTCGCTTGGATCAGCCGTGCGACGCAAGTTGCCTTGCTCATCCGTCAGCGTAAGCAACACGGTTTCACGATCACGACCAATCTGCAACGGACAAAGCGCGGCGATGTCTTCGTTGTTCTCCATGATTTGCCACAGACGGATGACGTCTTGCTCGTTGAAGATCGAGTCATAGTCAATCGTGAGAATGTATTTCGGCGCGTTCTCTTGCGCCGTCACCGATTCCATCACGCGCTGCAAGCACTGCCCCCAAAACACACCAGTCGCCTTCGTGAAGTTGATTCCAAGCTTAGAGCAAACCAAATGCACCGCGCCCATCGTGTCTGTCCAACACACGCGCGGCATCGACATCACCGCATGAACGTCAGTCATCGGCAGCTTTGGCGTTGGCCGCGTGATCTTGCGCGCGACGATAGAAATAAACCCTTGATCATTTCGCCACGAAGTACCGTCAGCACTGCCGAGGATTTCAAACCCCGAAAGGGTCAACGTGCGTGAGATTTTGTCACGATTCCAAATCGAACGATACGCGCCGTTGCCAGTCGCGAGCGCTTCGGCGCGCCCGTCGCCGCCGGCGTAAGACTCAACCACCGCGTCAAAGTCAGGCACGATCAGCGACAGCAAACCACCATCGACGATCTTGGAAGCCCACACTTTCAGCGTGGAAATAGCATCGTTTGGCGCTTGACGCGCGAGCGCGTCGCCCGCATTAATCTCACTGAATGACGCTGGCGGCGCGTCGTTGAATCGCTGCGCTGCTCCATCGTCCTGCAAATTCAAATGCTCGCCAGTAACCGCTTCGCTCATGTGTGCGCTCTCTCTCTTGTTTGTGGTTTCGATATGTGATGACAAAAGGCCGCGACGGCTTTCGCCGTCGCAGCCCAAGAGAGAGGACAAATCAGATTTGCACGGACGTGTTCGCACCCTGCTCAGCAGCAGTGCCGCAACCGTCGCCGGGAAGCGATAAATCCGCAGTGATGAACACGCCGGCAGAAGTCGCTGCGAGTCCAAGCGTGACCTTCAAGTAACGCTTGCGACCGCGCAAGTCAACGTTGTAGGCCAACTTTGCCAAAGTGGTCACGCTCGACACCGTCGAGACTGTCCACCCAGTTCCCGGCGCAGCTGCGGAAACCGCAGAAAACGTCGAGGTGTCGTCGCCTTCTTCAAGTGCGTTGTTTGTCGTGGTGGTGTGCAGTGCTGCCGTGGTATTCACGAGGCACAAAATCCGCGCGTAGCCGAAGCCCTTCGTGTCAACGCTCGCAGTGAGAGTCGTCACACCAGCAGTGTTTGCGCTCGCGTTCATCAAAACTGTCTTGCTGTTCTGTTTCATGGTTTTTCCTTTTTGGTTAAATCAAAGCGTGACTTTGATGACAGCGCCGCTCGCGGTCGAACCGCCAACGTTTGCACACACGATGTCGAAGCGCTCAGTGCCACGCACGGCCTTTTCGTCTTGCTCGAACGAGTTGAGCGCGGAGTCAGAGAACGCGACCGATGTCGAACGACGATCACCGAAATAGCATCCTTGGCTGAGGTCACCGATGAAAGCGAAGGTCGCGTTGTCCGCAACAGTTGCTGACATCACTTGACAAAACTCGACCGGATAGCCGAAGAATCGCGGCGAAATACCCGCAGCAATCTCAGTAGCAGAATTTCCGCCCACGCCCATCGCGAGACGCTCAAACACATTGTGGTAAACC